CTACAACATACACACTCAGTTTAACGGAGCTATCCGTTAAATAGTTTGCCCACTTTTAGTGGTCGCTTTTTACCAGGACTTGATTCTGTCGCACAAACCAACATTATTTATAACAACGATTTGATATTGTGTTTTATACACAATATGCGAGAATGACCAATCTTTGGATTATGACTTTGAATAGACCGCTTGATAAATTAACATTATTTATAATAACGATTTGATATTGTGTTTTAGTTAGACCTACGTGGTTCATTAGTACTGCCTTGCGAGGAACTGGAAAATGAATTGTTAGTCGGACCTTTTATTAACCGCTGCATGCAAGTTATAGATCCTATTGCACAATATGCGAGAACGACCAATCTCTGGATTATGCTTTTGAATAGACTGCTTGGCCGCGTTTTAGGCTCCCGAAAAGTTACAGTACGGAGCTAGTGAAACAAGTCAATGTGGAACGAAATTATCTCTCACTGAAATTGGCAATTTCAGAAGCGTGAGTTCTTTTCACATTGTACGTATATCTGGGAATAGGAGTATGAAATAGCTCCGATGTAGTACCAGACGAAAAACACAAACTGCCACCATGGACTCTCAAAACAAAGGCCTAACCGCATTGGGCCTTGCGAATGCGGAACCTCAGCAGAAAACTGCTGTTGTAACCCCTGCTGCTTCCAAGGAAGCCATGAGAACCGAACTTCCCGGGTCTGGTGATGTTCATACCAAGAACTCGGAAGTCAAACTTTATACGAATTTGACGGTTTGCGATCATTGCGAGAAAGGACATACGACAAAGAAAGCTACCATCCAACACCTCGCCAATTCTGGCTGCACTGGTTCAACTATCTGTTACTGCAGACAGAAGGTGACTAAGGAGAACGCTGCCGATCACATGCTTCGGTGTCAGTATTTCGGCCCGATTGGCTGCACTTTGTGCCCTGAGCGACTTTTCAAGTCATTGGAGAAGGCCAACAATCATGCGTGGAGCACTCATGGTGGTGGACGATGGACCCCGATTATTCAGGATACTGTTGATTTCAAGATGAAAGCTCAAATTGGAACTCGCTTTTCACAGATGCAAATTGAGCAACTGAAGGAACGTGCGCGCAATAACACCCAGAAGCGCACGATTCTCAAGGAGTTGGTCAAGGAATCTAATTTTGCAGCTTCCAACTCAAAGTTTACCCAGCTTGTTGAGCATTTTGGCTCTCAGCGTGTTGTCCCTCTTTTTTCACGAACTTCGGGACGTCTCCATGATGTGCCAGTGCAATTAGCCGATCATGCCATCACTGTGCGCGTGAATATGCTGGACCCTGACTTCCGCATGATGTGGATGCGTCTTGGGCCAGTAGTTGTTCTGCGTGCTCAAGCACTATTTGGCATTGATATCAACCATCATACGGATGCCGCGTTGAATGGCTTGGCCGAACAATTGACGACTTTGTTACGAGGACTTAATATGGAAATCCCTGCTATCAAGAGGATCACATCCTTGTGCTGTAAGCTAG